ATATTCATGATATTCTACATAATTTATTTTATGATGTATTGAATATAGAATTTAATCTTTGGCCGTGGGTTCGTAACCTATGTAAGTATGGAGATTTTTATCTATTTTTAGATATTAAAGAAAAGTATGGAGTTACAAATGTAGTACCACTTTCACCTTATGATGTGACTCGTCTTGAAGGAGAGGATCCAGAGAATCCATATTTTACTCAATTTATAGTTGAAAATGGTGATAATAGACATGGTTCACGGACAGCAGAAGGAAAAACATTAGAAAATTTTGAAATAGCTCACTTTAGATTATTAAGTGATTCAAACTTTTTACCTTATGGTAAAGGTATGATTGAAGGAGCTCGTAAGATTTGGAAACAACTTTCACTTATGGAAGATGCTATGTTGATACATAGGATAATGAGAGCACCTGAAAAGAGAGTGTTCAAGATTGATATTGGAAACATACCACCAGCAGAAGTAGAAAACTTTATGCAAAAGATAATCAACAAGATGAAAAAGGCTCCTGTTATTGACCAAGATGGTGATTACAACTTAAGGTATAATATACAGAACTTAACAGAAGATTTTTTCCTACCTGTTCGTGGTGGAGATAGTGGTACTCAGATAGAAGGACTGCCAGGTTTAACCTATGAGGCTACGGATGATATTGAATATTTGAGAAACAAGTTGATGGCAGCATTAAAAGTTCCTAAGGCTTTCTTAGGATATGAAGAATCACTTGGTAGTAAGGCAACATTAGCAGCAGAAGATGTAAGGTTTGCTAGAACGATTGAAAGAATACAGAGAATTCTTATTTCTGAGTTAACAAAAATCGGTATCGTTCATTTATACTCACAAGGATATACCGATGAGGATTTGGTAAATTTTGAATTAGGTTTAACCAATCCATCTAAAATATATGAAGAAGAAAAAATTGAATTGTGGAATTCTAAACAACAACTTGGACAATCTATGATTGATTCTAAAATGGCATCTACTGAATGGGTATATGATAATGTATTCAAATTTACTGAAGAACAAAAGAAACAAATGAGATTAGAATTAATAGCAGACCAAAAACGAAAGTTTAGATGGGACCAGATAGAACAAGAGGGTAACGACCCAGTACAAAGTGGTCAAGCCATGGGAACACAAGGAGCCATGATGGGTGGAATGGATGACATGGGTGATGTAGGTGGAGATGTTCCACCTGAAGGTGAGGATGGAGAAGAACCAAACATCGGTAGGACTGGTAAAGAAATAGGTGGAAGACCAAAAGAAGGTGGGAAGTACGGAAAAGATAGTGGAGCTAGAGGTAGAGACCCATTAGGTAGTCATGACAGACGAAAGCAGTATGGTATAGCACTTGCACACTATGATGCTATGAAAAAAGATTTAAAAAAACTAAGTAGAAATGATAGAAAACTGTTAGAAGAGACGATGGATGTTGAAAAAGAATATTCAGATGATGTTAATTCTTTAAATGATGATTCTAAATAACGAATTATTAGAAGTTTTTATATTTATATAAGAGATATTATACGGAGAATTGGAGTATATACATGAGTAAACGAGCTAAACACTCGAAAATTAAGAATACAGGTATTCTTTTCGAGCTGTTATCAAGACAAATTACACAAGACATCATAAGTGATGACACCAAAAGTAAATCTATCGATTTGCTCAAAAGGTATTTTAATGAAAAAACTGAAATTGGTAAAGAAAATCAACTTTATCAAATTTTAGTAAAGACAAATTATAACTCTACTGCAAAAGCACAGAGATTAATTGAGGCTGTTTTAAAATCTCGTTCTAAGGTAAACAGTAAAAAACTTAAAAACGAAAAATATAATTTAATCAAGTCTATAAGTGAAACTTACAAGACCGAAGATTTTTTCCGTTCTCGTATACCAAATTATAAAGTTCATGCTTCAATTTACAAATTATTTTTATCAGAATCAATAGAATCATTAAATCCGTTAGATGAAGTGGATAGTAATTTTACTATTATAGAACACATTACTGGTAAAAAGATGTCAAAAAGCATCAAGACAGATAATGAAGTCATAAAAGAATTTAAAGGTCAAGATAAAGACCTTAGATTATTATCATATCAATTAATGGTTGATAATTTTAATAAAAAATATAAAACTCTGAATACTCCACAAAAAAATCTCTTAAAAGAATATATAAATAATATCTCTAATACCAATTCTCTAAGAGAGTTTGTCAATGATGAAGTAAAAACAATACAAAATGCCTTAAATTCACATCTACCAAAAATTGATGATGATATAACGAGAATAAAACTCCAAGAGGCAATCAATCAAATGGATAACCTTACCAAAGGTAGTATCGTCAAGGACAAACAAGTTATTTCTCTAATGAGGTATTATGAACTCATTAAGGAGCTTGACAATGTCCGCTCAAAGTAAACTCGAAGAGTTTATAAGAAGGCTCATTCAACAGGAGTTAGATGAGGCAACTTCTACCGCATCAGTAGGTAACGATTCTTATAAAACACCCTTCGCATTCTCAGATAAAAGAAAAAAAGGTAAAAAGAAAAAGAAAGCTGGATATGATGGTGGACACACAAATCCCACCGTATCCACCGACAATTTTCATGCCAACGACCCAAAACTGAGAAAAGAAGGTAAGTATCATGATTTTCGTAATGATGACACATTGACAGCAAAACAAAAAATTGGAATGGCAATGAGAGAATCTCGTGATAGTTTGAAAAATTTAGAAAAGACAATCGATATGAATTTAAGATTGAAGAATGAATTAAATGTTGATTCAAGGGATTATTGGAAAAACACACATAAAGCACTCAAAAAAATTAGTGAGAGGTTAGTAAAGTTAGCAGGTAAGGTCGGTCAACTAAGATAGTCCCATGTCGTTTGAAGAAAACAAAAAGTCTTATATGGACTCTTTGTATGGTATTTCCACCTTGTTGAAAAGGTGGCATACAGAGATACATAAAAAAGATGTAACAAAGAATTACTTAATTAATCGTCTTGATAATTGGATTAAGAAACTCCAAGAATTAAGGCATGAAATAATGATGAGGAAAAGTTGATGAAAGACTTAATAGTAGATTATATACCATTCGAAATAACACCTGAACAGATAAACGAATCCATTTCACAAAATGGTGGTAAGTTAATAGTTCATGGTGTACTACAAAGGGCTAACGCAAAAAACCAAAATGGTCGTGTGTATCCTCGTGAAATTTTAGAAAGAGAAAGTCAAAAGTACACAAAAGAATTTGTTGTACAAAAAAGGGCTTTAGGTGAGTTAGACCATCCTGATAGTTCTGTAGTAAATTTACAGAATGTATCCCACAATGTTACAGAAATGAATTGGGAAGGTAATAACTTGGTTGGAACCGTTGAAGTTTTGGGAACACCAAGTGGTAATATATTAAAAGAATTATTTAAGGCTGGAATCAAACTTGGTATTAGTTCTCGTGGTATGGGTTCGGTTGAACCGATGCAAGAAGGTGATGGACAACAAGTAGGACAAGACTTTGAATTGATAGCATTTGATTTCGTATCAAATCCATCAACACATGGAGCCTTTTTATACCCTATGAAAGAAAGTGTTGGAAATGAAATACCGACAGGTAGAACTTGTGGTGAATATTGTAAAGTCGAAAGTATTATCAACGACATAATCAGAGAAGGTTAATGAAATTAAAAGATTTAATAAAGGAAAGTAAGTATCTCAAAAGAGAATTTGGTGAGTCATTACCCACATTAGATAGTGTGATGAAACAGCACCAAGATTCTAAAGAATCGATTAAAGAGGCTTCAATACCTCAGTTTAAAAAATCAGATGATGTGTCCTATTATTATAGAGATTGGGGAAAAATATTTGACCAGTTAGAGAGATTTGATGATTACGGCCCAAGAGAATCCGATATGTATGATTGGAATAATAGAAGTCTTTATGATAATGTAACAAAAGAATTTCACTCACATATGGAAAAAGTAGGAAAGAAACTCAATTCTGCAGTAAAAGACATAGAGAATTCTTATAAAGTATGGGATAAAATTTTAAAGAAATATCGTAGTAAAGATAGAAGTTAATGATTAGTTTAAAGTCATTATTAAGAAATGTCCGTGAGGCAAAACTTACTCCACCAAAAAAAGGAGTGGAAACCCCATTAGATGCTAAAGTACAGATTCAAGGGTATGGTGTGATGACGAGAAAACAACTACAGAAAAGTATTGAAAGGATTACCTATGAGGTTTACAAGGACTCTAAAAAAGGTAATCATAAAAACATTTTAAGTTCTCTTTATAAGAGAAGTGTATTACAAAGATTTTTGGAAACAGAAATCCAACATAGTGGAGAATAAAAATGGGAATGAATCCTAAACAGCAAATGGACATGGAGAAGAAGTGGAGAACTTTTCGTCTTCAAGAAGAATTAAATGAAGAAGAAAAAGACGCTTTTGACGCACCAATTC